TTATGTTTAACAGCATAATTATCACCACCTCTGGCTTAGCCGGGGTAGGTCTAGCGATACACAGGCAAAATAATGCGATTCTAACTAGTAAGTATGTGATTGTAGGTACACTTGTTGGGATATGCTTGAGTGTTGCGAATGCATCATTGAGCATCATCAGAGCGATGTCGTTTGATTGGAGACTAGAACTCAGAGTGCGGATCCGGATGTTGTTCTGGAAACCGTCGCAAAATTCTAAGACAGCAGAAATGCTGCTCCATTTTGACGATCATCAAGATCTAGATGATATTAAAAATGAGCATGGTGTGATGACCCATGCTGCTGAAGATGGTTCGGGAGCGCGCGTACGCACTCCGCGGTTACGTTATGTAACCGCGGTGGCCTACCAAGTTAAACTGAAATTTGGTACGCCTACACGTAGCGCGGCTAACCACAAGGCAGTAAGGGAATACGCGGTCAAAAAGATGAAAGACCATGGACACAGGCCAGCTCATATCATGCGTGATATTGAGCTGGTGGTTACATTGGTATTCATCAATACCCGCGAACAACTCAACGACCTTGAGTTGAGTCACCACCCACTCATTGAAGCTCGTGATGAAGAGGCTCGCCGTTGGTGTCGGCGGGGCCTCTTAGATAAGTAGGGGGGTCCGCGTTGGATTGAAGGGGTTACCAGTCATTCATGTGCAACAGAGCAAGATTTTGCTCGGGCATATGAAGGGACAGCAGCCAAGTATTCCTCAATCAAAGAACGTGTACCACTCCCGAAAAGACGCGTCAATGTGTTGCTTAACATCACTAATGGTGTTGAGTATGGCGTGCATAATAATAATAATTATAACTTGTCGAGAGCAGTTCTGGAAAGGGTGTTTTTAGTGCAACGTGGTAACACGTTCGTTCGACCACCACAACCAGATGCTCGCGTGTTTAATGAAAGAATGCTTAAGTTCAAAAATAAATTGCGTAAACTTATTAAAACTGCCACCCCATACACTCCACAAGAATTTGTGGACAGTTATGACGGTCGAAAGAGAATAGTTTACAGCAGAGCCCTTGAGAGCTTAAACTCCAAGCCTTTCGAGGTTGAGGATTCTTTCATAAGCGCGTTTGTAAAGGCTGAGAAATGCAACTTTTCTGCAAAAGTTGACCCGGCTCCCCGGGTTATACAGCCTCGCAGTCCTCGTTATAATCTTAGCGTGGGCCTATATATAAAGAAAATTGAACATCATATATATAGGCTTATCAAGAAATTGTTTGGGGCACACACAGTCGCCAAAGGCATGAATGCTATAAAGTGTGCGCGTATCATTAAGAAGAAATGGGACCGGTTTGATGATCCGGTTGCTGTTGGGTTAGATGCCTCTAGGTTTGACCAACACTGTAGCGAAGTAGCTTTAAGGTGGGAACACGATATCTATCGTATGTTCTATCCTCATGACAAAGAATTGGATCTTCTTTTGAAATTGCAGCTCAGCAACAGATGTTATGGCCGCACACCTGATGGGGTAATTAAATATCGAACCCTTGGTTGTCGTATGTCCGGTGATATGAACACTGGTCTTGGCAACTGTTTATTGATGTGCGCCATGGTATACTCTTATATGGATACACTTAGCGTTCAATACGAATTGGTTAACAATGGAGATGATTGTGTTCTTTTTATGGAACGCAAACATCTAAAGAAACTAGCATCACTAGGTGACTGGTTCGTCGACATGGGGTATACCATGAAGATTGAATCACCTGTTGATGTTCTAGAACACGTGGAGTTTTGTCAAACAAGACCCGTCTTTAACGGCGAGTGTTATGTGATGACACGTGACCCACGCATCTGTTTAACCAAAGATCTCGTGTCGGTGAAGAACCTGCCAGACGAGCTGTCGTGGAGGAAACAGGTCAACGCTATCGGGCAATGCGGACTATCAGTCTATGGTAATATACCAATATTTTGTGAATTTTACAAAATGATGGATATTCCATATAAAGATACGAGACGGTCCCGGAAGCGTGAGTTACGCTCAATCAAGCGCGGAACCTATCGAGAAATACTCGAGGGGTTTCACTTTTTGGCAAACAAAGCAAATCAGAGTTATGCCCGACCCACAAGTGAGGCTTATGTCTCATTTTGGAGAGCGTTCGGCATCACTCCTGATACAGCAATTGCCGTTGAAGAGTGGTACTCTCAGTTCCTCGTGGCATACGAGCCCGGCCCCACTGGTGAATTTAGTACTATTATAGCATTAGAAACACTGGTAAAATAGGTTTGACTTGTCCCTATTTTAAAGCGCTAACACACCACATACAATCATTATTTATTACACGGTTTTATTTATTCTCACGATTGGTTTCATACAACAATGGCTATGGTTGCAGGACAATTCGCCAAAGGCGCCGCACAGTACGTGGCGACTGTTGCGGTACAAGCGCTTGCGAATAAAATTGCGAATGAAATTCATGACAACTTCACGCTTGCGAATGCTAAGAAGGTCGCCAAATCATTGGCGCCGGGCAAACGCAACAAAGCTAAGAGAGCGGCGGCGGTTCAAATGGTCCAGTCGGCATTTAAGGTTAATTCCATTCAGAATGCTCCTGTGGCTGTTAATTATCGTACGCAACGTTTTCGTAGCCGTGCAAGTACTACTAACTACCGGGTTACCAACCGTGAATTTGTGACTGACGTTACACCACAAGCAGATGGTTCATTCCATCTCACTCTGGCGTACTCTATACAGCCAGGTATTCGTACAACGTTTCCTTGGCTTTCGCGTATAGCACAGAGTCATCAGAAGTATAAGTTCAGCAATATCAAATTCACTTGGCAGCCTTTAGTAGGTACGTCAACTCCTGGACGCATTATCCTGGCGTATGCTCCTGATCCGTTGGATGCAATTCCATTTAGTGCATCTGACATCTATCAATATCCCGATCAATGTGATAGTGCCCTTTGGGGTGCTACCACTTTGCAAGTGCCACAAAAGCATTTGGGTGTATTCTTTACACGGTCTGGGTATGTGGCGGACACTGATATCAAAACATATGATAACGGTGTCCTCTACATAGCGACATATGGGTGTAATGCTGCTGCACCGTCTGGTTCAATTTTTG